TCTGCTGTGGCATAATTCTTTAGAACTGCAAGATAACTTTTATGTCTTCTTTTTGATTCGACGATCTTGTGATAGATGGTCTATTATCTACGTATATAATATTTCCAGAGTGTTGTTTTACTTCAGGAGAAGCAACACCAGTAACAAAGTCCATCCCAAGATAATATGTACGATTATTTATCGTGGTTTTGTTGTCATTAAACGTATTGTCAATAGTTAAAATAAGACCACTTGTAGGAGTAATATTCCTGTCTCCTCCTGCACTTGGAGAACCTGTAAATGGTCTTAGAGTATATCCAAACTCAGGATTTGTCTGTGCAGTTCCCACAGTGCTAAATCCTGAAATTCTTCTATCTTGCCATAACTTTAGAACTCCTGTTGTTTTATCATAACTAACAACTCTACCAGCAGCAGTTTGACCTGTTCCAACTGTTTGAGTGACAACAGAATCTGCCGTAAATGATGCTTCACTATATCCTGTACCAACTAATTTTAATGCAGTTACAGCACTTGCTTTATCTGCGGTTAAAATAATATTTGCTGTTGGAGAAGTTGGATTCTCTACAATACCAATTCTAGAAAATTGATTTCCAGTAATAAAATCTGGATTTTCGTTATCGTTTTCAATCCTAGAATACATTAATACACTATATGCACCCAATTCGCGATAGATGTCGGCACCATGTCCACCTTGAGGAGTTATAATAACATCAAATTCAGGTCTTGTAGTTCCAGTTGGAACTCCTCCAGCAGCAAGATCAACATTTCCAAATGTATAACCAGATCCTTGATTAGAAATTGTTATTGTTCCAATTTTACTATCTCCATTAATAGTTACCGTGCATTCAGCACCAGATCCATCTCCTTCAATTGGAACTCTAGTGTAAGTCTGGTTTGCAGTCCCTAAACCAATTCCACGATTTTTGATAGTGACAATTTTAATAGAACCATCTACTGCATTATTTCTTACTGACGCAGCATCATTGCTTGTATTCCAGTCTGTTGGAACAGGCATGAAATCTGTAGACTCAAATTTTACAATATCGGATGGTTTAATCGTGTAAAGATATTTCCAAATATATCCATCACCACTAGTTCCTGCTGATCTTGGCTCTAAATCAACAAATGTTGGTTCATCAAGAGAAGGTCCGCCTTGAGGATTCTCTGGACTTGTTCCGTTCTGTAGGCAAATATAAACTCTATAATCGCTATTTAATATGTAAAAGTTAGAGTTATATAAGTTAGTAGAACCAGAAATTGGAGCAATATTTGAACGACTATAATCATGACGATACATATCAAAGGTTGTTCCAGAAGACCAATTCCTTTTTGGAACAACTTGCCTTACATCATTAGCATTAATTTTTTTCAAAGCAATCATGGTATTCCAATAATCATTCTCCTGATCAAAATTATCTTTTGGTGTAGGAGGATTATCGTTCCAATTACTTAAATTAGTGGAATAATCATCAGAATTTGGGAGACCAATGAAAGAATAATAGGAATTGCTAGCATTAGCAATTCCTGCTACAAAATTCTTTGCATTTAATATTCTTACTTGATCAGTTATAATGGCAGCCATTTTTGACAGACTTTTTTACTTATTTATTACACATTATGATGAGAACTTTTTAAACCTCACATATCTTGTTCTAACTAATTTTGTTGATGTAGAAATTCCAGTAACTTCATTGGTTCCAATTCCAGACATTGTATTTGCAGGATATGAAACATTTTTAGTTCTTTCGGATAAGATAACCTTACCCCAAGAATAATCACCAAAAACAGAAGTTGTAATACCAACAACTCCTACAGGAACGTTGGTAACATTTGCAAATACTCTTTTAACTGTCGTACTGACTCCAGCAATACTCTTAGAAACTAATTCAGTAGAATCTACTGCATAAACATTATCAGAAAACTCTTTGCCGATTCCAATAATGGTAGAGTTATCTGAATAAAGTGAAGTAATGCTTGTGGTTGCAATACCAACGCTAGAATTTCTAACAATAAAGTAATCATCTACACTAATTGAAGAAAGTGTAATTGCTGTTCCTACAATAGTAGAATCTCTCAAGACAGAATCATAAGGAATATGGAAATCGAATATCATTTGAGTTGTTCCAACACCAACATTTGTTGTTCCAAGTCCGACAATAATTCCAGAATCTCCTTCATAAGAGAAAACATCATTTGTTTCAGTTTCTTTAGTTGGAGGACCAATAAGAACACTTGGTGGGGTCAAAGTTGTATATCCAGTTCCAGGATTGCTAATTGCTACTCCAGTTACAACTCCACCACTAATAGTAGCAATAGCAGTTGCTCTGGTACTACCAATACCAATACTAACTTCGGGAGTGGTTGAGTATCCAACTCCACCTGTAGAAAGAACTATTGAAGATATAGTTCCAGCAGTAGATACTACTGCTGTTGCGGCCGCTGATACAGTTACTGTGGGTTGAATAAATGTTACTTTTTTCTGAACACTATTTCTAAATGAAGCATCTTGAGCTTCATTTTCTAGATTAAACATTGGTCTCAATCTATCAACATAGAATACAGTAGAACCAATTCCAATAGGACTAATAATATTAGCAGTTGGGTTGATTACTGGCTCATAGAGTTCTCTATCCTTACCAACTTCCCGACCGTTGATAATTTTATCTTGAGTTTGTCTGCACCAAGTAATAGGTCTTTCTAAAGTTGTATCTTTAGTATTACCTGGACCATAATATGGAATAGTTTTTACAGTATCAATAGAAGTAACTGTGCTTATGGTTCTTGCATTTTCCTGTAAGTGCTTTTGCTGACCTTTATCTTGATCATAATTTAAAGTTACTTCATCGCCAAATTTAATTGTCTCAAGAACTTCTCTATCAATAACGTCAAGTTCATCTCCACTTCCTTTATAGAAAACAATTTTAATATCATCACCCTCTCTTGGTGCTTCTTTAAATGTTATAACAGAACCACCATCGAACTCATATGCAACTCCAGGTTTTTGTAAAATGCTATTAACAAAGATAAGCAAGAGATGATCAAGTTCAATTTTAGAACCTTTAGATTTCATGATAGATATCAATTGCCCACTTCTAAATAATGGGAAGTCTAATCTTGTTCCATCAATAAATTTATTTACATCATCTAAAGTTTCTAGAACTCCAACAGACCAACCAGTAAATTCATCATGAATGACTTTTTCAATTTCAATTTGGAATTCAGTTGCAGTAGTAAAGGATGATGTTGTTGGAATTCCAGTTGTTCCTCCGACAGGAACTGTTAATGTTTGAGTATTACCGTAACCATATCCAGTATTCGACAGACTAAAGTCAATAACACTAGAACCCTGACCGACCACAATATCAATGGTTGCTCCACTTCCAATACCAGAAGAAGTAGAACTATACTCTAGAGGAATTGCGGAATATGAAAGTGGAGAATCAATTACGACAAATGGTGGATTGGTTGATGTATATCCAGATCCTGGATTTGTAATGGTTACACCAGTAATATGACCGTTAGCAATAGATGCAGTTCCAATAGCTACTAGATTTGAACCAGAAACACTTGAAGTACCGACACTAACACTAACAGTTGTCTGAACTCCTACTCTATATCCAGATCCAGAATTGCCGATAGAAACTGAAGAAATTGTTCCTAATCCAGAAACAATTGCTGTTCCTCCTGCAGCAACTAATGGTTGATATCCAAGACCTGCCTCAGAACCAACTGAAACAATCATTCCTCCTCTTGGGAAACTAGAAACTCCAACATCTCTTCCCATTGATTCAATAAAAGCAGACTGAGTTGTCCTACCCGAACCAACAAAAGAAATTGAAGTTATTCCAGTATTTTCACTGAGTTCATAGTTGTCTGTTGCACCAGAAACTTGAAAAATATCATTTATAAGAACAATTGCTCCTTCATTAGAAATTCCAGAAACATTGGAACTATTTGTAGTAAGTCTAAATGTATTTTCTACTCCAGTAAACTTATCTGAGATATCATCAAAGATGTAGTTTTTATAGTATGTTTCAT